ATCGGGCTGCCCTTTTCCCCGCCGCGTAGAAGACGCCATGGCGGACATCGCCGCCGTCTTTCACTGGCCACCGGCGGCGATGTTCGAAATGTCCCTCACCGAACTGATGGAATGGCGCGAGCGCGCCCTAGAACGAAGCGGAGCCGACTGACGTGGTAACGTTCGCGAATGCAGAATTTCGTCATCAGCGTTCTGATGGTGTCAGGCGTCGTGGGGTTCGCGCTGGTGCTTATTGGCAGCTCCCTGATGCTCGGGGGATTCCTCGGGGCGCGCTGCCGTCGCCATCGCTGACCAAGTCGGCGCGCCCTGCAAGGGGGAGCGCTGACATGGCCGCCAAAACGCTGCGCCTGCAGGTGCTGCTCGCCGCGATCGACCGCGCGTCCGGTCCGCTCAAGCGCATCATGGGCGGGAGCACCGCGACGTCGAAGGCCCTGCGCGCCACGCAGGGCGAGCTGAAGCGCCTGGAAAGCGCGCAGCGCGACATCACCGGTTTTCGCAAGCTCGAAACCCAGCTCGGCAGCACGCGCCAGCAGCTGCAGCTCGCCGAACGCGAGCTGCGCCGCCTGTCCGATGCGGTCAACACCGCCGAAGCGCCCACCGCAGAGCAGACCGCCGCGCTGCGCAAGCAGGCCGACGTGTTCGGCAAGCTGCGCAATGCGGAGGTGCAGCAGCGCCTGGAGCTGGGACGCGCGCGCAAGGCGCTGGAAGCGGCCGGCATCGACACGCACCGGCTGGCGGTGCACGAGCGCACGCTGCAGGCCGACATCGGCAAGGCCAACACCGCGATTGAGGAGCAGCGCCGCCGTCTGGGGCGCCTCGCCGGCGCGCAGCAGCGCATGCAGCGCATGCACTCGGCCGGCATGACGCTGGCCGGGCACGGCGCCGGCGCGATCGCCGCGGGCACGATCGCCGCGCGCGGGATCGGCGCGCCGGTCGCCGCGTTCGCCGCGCAGGAAGACGCCGCCACGCAGCTGCGCGCGTCGATGATGGGTGCCAATGGGCAAGTCGCCGCCGAGTTCGCGCAGATCGACGCGCTCGCGCAGCGCCTGGGCAATCGCCTGCCCGGCACCACCGCCGACTTCTACGAAATGATGACGATGTTGCGCCGCCAGGGCATGTCGGCGAAGGTCATCCTCGGCGGCCTGGGCGAAGCCACCGGCTACCTCGGCGTGCAGCTCAAGATGGGCTACAGCGAGGCGGCGGAGTTCGCCGCGAAGCTGCAGGACGCCACGCGCACCAGCGAGCGCGACATGATGGCGCTGAGCGATGTCATCCAGCGCACGTTCTACCTCGGCGTCGACGCCGACAACATGCTGCAGGGCTTCAGCAAGCTCACCTCCTCCATGGACGTGCTCAAGCGCTCCGGCATCGATGCCGCGCGCATGTTCGCGCCGCTGCTGGTGATGGCCGATCAGGCGGGCATGAAGGGCGAAGCGGCGGGCAACGCGTTCCGCAAGGTGTTCCAGGCTTCGCTGGACGAGACCAAGCTGGCCAAGGCCAACGACCTGATCAAGAACACCGGCATCGCGCTCGATTTCTCCAACGGCAAGGGCGAGTTCGGCGGCCTCGATCAGATGTTCGCGCAGCTGCAGAAGCTCGAACGCCTTAACACCGCCGATCGGCTCGCGGTCATCAAGAAGCTGTTCGGCGACGACGCCGAAACGCTGCAGGCGGTGTCGCTGCTGATCTCCAAGGGCGCCGGCGGCTACGCCGAAGTGCAGACCAAGCTCGCCAACCAGGCGAGCCTGCAGCAGCGCGTCAATTCGCAGCTGGGCACGTTGCGCAACCTGTGGGACGCCGCGTCCGGCACGCTCGTCAACGGGCTGGCCACGGTCGCCGAAGCGGCCGCACCGGACATCCGCAAGCTGATCGGCCTGATCACCACCGCGGCCGAACGCTTCCAGCTGTGGGCGAAGGAGAACCCGCGCCTGGCCGGCACGCTGTTCAAGGTGGCCGCCGTGCTCACCGGCCTGATGATCGCCGCCGGCGCGCTCGCATTGGCCGTGGGCGCGATCCTGATGCCCTTCGCGGGCCTGCAGATGGCACTCACCACCGCCGGCCCGCTGTTCGGCGGCATGGCGAAGCTGCTGCTCGGCCTGGGCGGTCGCGTTCTGCCGCTGGTGGCCGGCGCCATCCGCATGGTCGGCATGGCGATCACCGCGAACCCGATCGGCATCGTGCTGATGCTGCTCGCCGGCGTCGCGTACCTGATCTGGAAGAACTGGGGAACGATCGGCCCGATGCTGAGCGGCATCTGGGAAAGCGTCAGCGCATCAGTCGGCCAGGCGTGGGACTGGCTCAAGGCGAAAGCCGGCACGCTGTGGAAGTTCCTGAAAGGCGTGTTCGCCTGGTCCCCGCTCGGCCTGCTCATCACGCATTGGAGCGCCGTGCTCGGCTTCCTGGGTGGCCTGTGGACGCGCTTCCAGGCAATCGGTGGCCAGCTCATGCAAGGGCTCGTGCGCGGCCTGCTGGGCGGCCTGAAGGCCGTGGACGACACCATCACCGGCATTGCCGGCAGGGTGGTCGATTGGTTCAAGGGCAAGCTCGGCATTCACAGCCCGTCGCGCGTGTTCGCGCAGCTGGGCGGCTACACCATGCAAGGCCTCGCCGGCGGCCTGCAGCGCGGCCAGAGCGCACCGCTGCGCCAGATCGACGCGCTCGGCCAGCGCATGCGCCAGGCGGGCGCGGGCCTCGCGATAGCCGCGGCTGCGTCGCCGGCGATCGCGCTCGACTCCCGGCCGCCGATCACGCGCAGCTCGCCCGCAGCGGCAAACGCCGACGTGCGCCACTACGAAATGCACATCCACGCCGCTGGCATGGACGCGCAGGCGATCGGCGCCGAAGTGCGCCGCCAGCTCGACGAACGCGATCGCCAGGACGCCGCGCGCAAGCGCTCGCGCCTGGGCGACTACGAGGACTGAGGAACGCCGCGATGATGATGGCCCTGGGCACCTTCGTGTTTTCCCTCCCCGAGCTGGCGTACCAGCAGCTGCAACACGCGATGTCATGGCGCCACGCCAGCAGCGAGCGCGTCGGCGCGCGTGCCGCGCACCAGTACATCGGCCCGGGCGACGAAACCATCGAGTTGAGCGGCATCGTCGCGCCGCCGCTGACCGGCAACACCGCATCGCTGGATCTGCTGCGCGACCTGGCGAACGAAGGACGGCCGCTGTCGCTCGTCGACGGCACCGGTGTGGTCTACGGCGCCTTCGCGATCACTTCGCTGTCCGCCACCAAGACGCTGTTCTTCGAAGACGGCGCCGCGCGGCGCATTGAGTTCCAGCTGTCGCTGCTGCGCGTCGACGAAAGCGCGAACGCCAACGAGCAGGCCGTGCACGCATGACCGCGGAAACGGCGCCCTACTCCATCCCCGCGTGGCGGGTGGTGCTCGACGGCAAAGATCTGGCCGACCGCATGCGGCCGCGCCTGCTCGATCTGACGCTCACCGAGTCGCGCGGTGGCGAAGCCGACCAGCTCGACCTGCGGATCCACGACCACGACGGCCGCATGGCACTGCCGAAGCGCGGCGTGGAGCTGTCGGTGGCGCTCGGCTGGATCGACGCGGGCCTGGTCGACAAGGGCACGTTCCGCGTCGACGAAGTCGAGCACAGCGGTTCGCCGGACGTGATTACCGTGCGCGCTCGCAGCGCGGATCTGACGCACCCCATGCGCACGCGGCGCGAACGCAGCTGGCACCAGGTCACGCTCGGCGACGTGGTGCGCAACCTCGCCGGCGAGCACGGCCTGCAGGCACGCATCGCGCCGGCGCTGGCCGGCATCGCGATTGCGCACCTGGACCAGACCGGCGAGAGCGACGTGCATCTGCTCACGCGCTTGGGGCAGCGGTACGACGCGGTCGCCACGGTGAAGGCCGGCAACCTGGTGTTCATGCCGATTGGCAGTGGCACCACCGCCGGCGGTACGCCGCTGCCCAGCGCGCTCATCACGCGCGCCAGCGGCGATCGGCACCGCTATGCGCTGGCCGATCGCGAAACCTACAGCGGCGTGCGTGCGTACTGGAACAACAAGCCCGGCGCGAATCGCAAGTCCGTGCTGGTCGGCGAAAGCGGCAACGCCAAGCGGTTGCGCGAGACCTACAACAGCGAGGCGGAAGCGAAAGAGCACGCCAAAGCGGAGTGGAACCGCGTGCGCCGCGGCGCCGCGACGATGGAATTCACGCTCGCGCTCGGGCGCGCTGACCTATTCCCGGAACAGAAGCTGCGCGTGCGCGGCTTCAAGAGCGAGATCGACGACACGGCGTGGCTGATCGCCAAGGCCACGCACAACATCACTGGCGTCGGCGGCTTCACCACCCAGCTTGAGCTTGAGACCGACGCCGGCCGCGGGTAACGGCATGAGAAATGTCCGTTATCGGTCACGGCGACATGCTGCCCCTGGACAGTCAGAGACAGAGGTCTTGTTCGGGCCCCGCCACCTATCGCGAGGCGCCGCCACTCTGAATAGATGAGGGCGCAGAAGAACGGCGAGGGAAGCCCTCGCCGTTGACACCCGCTGGCGGTTACTGCTTGGTCGGCATGTTGACCTTGTCGATACCATGGATCAGACCATTGCTCGACCCGATGTCGGCAGAGGTGACCAGCGCTCCATCAATGCTGAGCTGGTCGTCCTTCAAGATGATCGGGGCCGACTGGCCGTTGACGGTCCGAGCCGCTTCCCACTTGCCAACGTCGGCCGTGGTCTTGC